GCGTGTTCATCTATTTTATCTAATACTTCTTTTGTAAAATACTTATCTGGATTCTCATTGACATTTTTACCAAATACTTTAGAACCATCTGGCATTTCATATCTTGTTGATACTTTCTTAAAGATACCTGCCTCTTCTCCTAGTTCTAATAGTCCATAATGCTTATCCAAACCGTGTTTATAAGTTAACTTAACATCCACTTTAGCATTTTCTTTAGTAATTCTTGATTTATATATTTTACAATGAATAATATTTCCAATAACCTCGGTACCCAATTTCTCTTTTCGTTTACCAAGATAGATGATTGTTGAAGCAGCGTATTTCAATCCTGAACCGCCACCCATTTCTTTTTGTGGGAACATTGAACCAATAACATCATACGTGTGATTGGTCATTAACAAAGGAACATTTGCTTGTCCTAGTTTAAGTGTTAAAACTCTAAATGTAGATTTGACAATTTGTGACCTTGTCATATCTCTTGTTTCTTTACCTTCTGCTGTGTCGGTCATTTCTTTTGTAGTAGATAGCATTCCTAAACTATCTAACACAAACATTAAAGGTTGTCTATCTTTTTCGTCTTGTTCTAAATATTTGTCTACTATTTTAATTGCCTGCGCTCTAAATTCTTGTACTGTTGATACTGGTACTACTACAACTCTTTTACTATCAACGCCTCTACTCTCAATCATATCTTTTGATACTGCATTTTCTGATTCAAACAGAACAACGCCTGCGTCTTTGTCTTTATCTAAAAATCGTTTGAGAATACCTAATGCGAAAAATGTTTTACCAGTTGCTGCCTCACCTGCAATTGCTGTAATACGGTTGCCTGGTAACCCACCGTAAATTGAACCTGAAAGAAGAGCATTAAAAGAATAAGAACCTGTATCTATAAATGAAGTTACATCACCTGCTGTGATACCTTCACTTGCTAAACTAGCAAATTCATTTCCTGTTTCTTTAATAATCTCTTTTAGAAAGTCTTTCATACTCTTTATATTCCTCTTCTGAATAATTTAATACATAAAATTTTATATTATTAATATAACATAATTCCTTCACCGAGTCAAGTTCCTTTGGTAGAAAGTTATGACTAATGTAATCATCTGGTCTTCTATAAATCGTTATTCTCACGATACTTTTTCCATCCTAAAGGTATATACCATAGTATAATAACTATCGGTATGGAAATAACAACCCAAAAGTGCTGTGGGTGTTTATAATATACCATCATACCAATAATACTTCCTATATCTATAACGCTATGTATAGAAATCCACCAACCATAGGTTAGTTTCTCTATAATTTTCTTTCGTAAATTTCTTAAATAGGAACAGTAATGCCTTGACATAGCAAAACCATCATTGATGATGAATATAACCAAACATAAATAAAAGTAATCCATATTATTATTTATATAAACGCCTCTAACGTCCCTACTCTTGCGTGTTTAAATAAGTCTATCTTCTCTCCAAAGCACCAAATATTCTCAATATAAGTCATTGCCATAAAGACATTCAACTCTTCTTTTGTTTTAAACTTTTTAGTACCTTGTGGTCTTTGCATAATCCTCATACCAATTTGACCTAAAAACTTATCTTTAAATCTATCAACTAGTTCATCACTTGACCTATATCTAGTACCCTTAATCTTTGGATCCATAATATTAACAAACATATATTTTGATTTACTCATTGTCTTTTCTGCAACTGGAAGATAAAAACTATCTCTCCATTTATCATACTCATTAAACTTATGCCAAGATTGTAGTTCTTCTTTCTCACCGCCTTTATTATATTGTTCAGTACTAAAATAAGGTGGACTTGTAAACGCACAATCTATATCTGGTAGTTCGTTATAAGGTAAATCTTCTGCACCACAATTCCATATCTTAACAGTTTTATTTTTAAAGAATTTACTATACTCTTCTATTTGTTTTTGATAATTCTTATACGTATTTGGATTAGGGTCACAACCATAATAATGTGTTGCCTTACTAGCAAAGAAACCAGCTAGTCTATCTCCCCAACCACAACTCGTATCTAATACTGTTTCTGCATTGGTCATATCGTATATTGTTTTTGCAACAACTGGTTTAAATTGTGTTGCAACATATGTACCTAATCTTATTGCTTCTCTATAACTATTTGGTGATAAATCTTTGGTACTATTCACACCTCTCCATAATGCACCTAAACATTTCCATATATCTTTTGCATTACCATTTTTAAAAACTTCAATTGGTGCTCTAAAACTATAACTTGAACAATTTAATCTTAACTCTTGATGAAAATAATTACTACACTTATTATATATTGATGGAGCGTCAATTAGTCCTAGACCATATTTTGAATAAGGATACTTATAGTCATCATACTTTTCAAATATATCTTTATGACTTTGTTCATTAGGTGTACAAAGTTTGCTAGTATCAAACTTACTTAATTTTATTATATTATCTTTCATAACATCATATGAAATTTTATTTAAAGGAAATTCTGGTCTATGTTCAGCAATATATTCTGATAATAGTTCTCTAAATTTTTCTTTACCTATTTCATCTGTCCAATTTTTAAATTGAATAGAATCCATTATAGGCAATCTATTTTCGTCTGCGAATTGTTTAAGGTCTAGGTTTTTCATTGTTCCACATTAATAATAAACATAAAGGTATTGCATAAATTAATACTACAAATAACATTGATAATAAAATTGTCATACAAAAAACGGATTCACTTTCTTTAATCTCTTCTCTATGTCTTTAAAATAATTCTTTTCTCTTTCTATCAAGTAATACTTACGACCTTCTAATAACGCCGCTTCACCAGTAGTACCTGTACCTGCAAATGGATCCAATACTGTTCCATCTTTAGGTGTAACTAACTTAACAAGATATCTCATTAACTCTAATGGTTTAACTGTAGGGTGTTCTGTATTTCCTTTTTCTTTTTTACTTGCCTTAGCACAATAAAAAAATCTAGCAGCCGTACCTGTATCTCCTTGAAATGATTTACCATCATCACCTCTTTTTTTATATTCGTGGTCATAAAAGAAATAATTACCTTGTTCTTTTTGTACAGGTGCTTTTGCTCCTTTATCTTCACCAAACTTTCTAAACTCTTCTATAACTTCTTCTGATCCATCGTGTATAACATTAGCAGGATATCTACCTTCTACTTTTTCTCCTGTACCTGTTTTCTTTAAACCTAATTTATAAATTGCTTCTTTATGTTTTTTAGGTTCTCTTCTGTTTTTAGTTGTGTCCCATTGATACCCAGGCACTCTACACTCATCTATGTTTAAACTTTTATTAACACCCTTACGTGCCATTACAATAGGTTCACACGCAGGTTTTAAATAGTTTTTTCTTTTAGGAAAACCACTACCATATATCCATTGTATCATATCAAATATTTCAAACCCAGCGTCTTCTACTGCAACTGCCATTCTATGATAGTTTCTAGTGGCAGCAAATGATAAGAGTACTGCACCTGGTTTCATAACTCTTAATACTTCTTTCCAAAAATCTTTATTAAATGCTATATCACCACCGTCCCAAGTCTGTCCCATAAATCCTTTCGCCGCTCTATGATAAGGTCCATTACGTCCTTCTTTCTCATCTTTATTATTAATGCCTTTTTGACCTGGACCAAATCGTTTAAGTATAGACGCCAAATGATATGGTGGATCAGTTACACACGAATCAAATCTATTATCTTCAAGTGTTTTTAAATGTTCTAAACTTTCTGCGTTTTTAATATCCATATGCCTTACCTAAAAATCTCACTACTAATAAGAATATAATAAACTGGTAGAGTTTTATATTAGTATTCTGTGCTAGAAAACCTCCAAACAATACAGCAAAAAACATTATAAAGTTATTCATTATTCTCCTTAAACCAACTTATATATTTTCTAATACCATATTCAATATCTATTTTTGGTTCCCATCCTGTTATTTTTTTCAATTTACTATTATCTAAAGTATCTCTAGTTGGATAAAAAGAATCCGAATCTTTAATATTTAATTTACAACTAAACTGTCCCATACAATCTTTAACAATTCTTGCCGCTTCTACTATAGTTCTACCTCGTCCTCTTGAACAATTAAAAATCTGATTTACAGCACCTTTATGCAATGCACCGTGTATAAATGCTTCTGCAACTTCTGAAACATCTGTAAAATCTAATTTACTATGAACACCATTAACATCAATTTCACTTTTTTCTATAGCACTTTTTGCCATTTTACTTATAACTCTTATAATCATATCTCTTGTTCCATATATTGCACTAGGTCTTAATATAGAATATTCTAATTCATAATCCTTATTAAAAGATTTAATCATTTGTTCGCCTGCTAATTTATAAGAACCATAAAGTGTTTTAGGGTCTGTTGGATGAAATTCATCTGGTGCTTGTGTTAAAAAATCACCATACACCATACTTGAAGACGCATATACAATTCTTTTTACTTTATGTTTAACACACAATTGTAAAATCTTTAAAGTACCAGTAATTGCTGTTTTAGTTTCTTGTTCAATATTACCTAATAACATATTAGCATTAGGACAACTTGCTAAATGTATAACTATATCAGGTTTAAAACTTTCAAATACAGTTTCAGATTTTAAAATATCTCTTAAATATATATTATCTGCCTTAGCATATTTTATTCTTTGCGCTAATACTTTCCTATACAATCTAACATCATAGTATTTGTAATCTGTATAGTTGTCTATTACACCTACGGTATGACCTAACTTTTTTAATATATGTGATATGTGGCAACCAATAAATCCGTGACCACCTGTTATTAAGATTTTATAGTTTTCCATTTTATATTCTCTTGTTCAATTAACACTTCTAAACACAACCAACATTTATCATCCCAATTTTTATGTGTATGGTGTGTCATTATTGTATCATTTTCTGGTACTTTAATTTCTTCCACAACGTTATCTTTAACTTTCATCAAATCAATTACATTTTTACTATCAGAAACTTTTTTAAATCCCATATCATATAACAACTTATAATCACCATCAAATTTATTCCACGGTGGAACAAAACAAGAATAAAATTGCTTCTTAAATAATGATTCTAACATACTTTTACCTGTTTGTATATCTAACCTATCAAACTTTTCAAATTTTGGTTTATCTTTATCTGCACTATTAATATGTTTCCAACCGTGCTGTACTACAGTTACATTAGGATATTTTTTAATTAATTCTACAAGATTAAATTTTATACTACCAGGAATAACTGCCAACATTACTGGTATCCTTTTTGTAAGTTCTAAAAATCTACGAGTGCTTTGTGTCAACTCAAAACAATCATCATCCCTTAAAATTAATTCACGCATATTTTCTCCAATAATTGTTTTGTCTTTTGTACACCGTTCATATCTGGTTTAGTTTTCATATTATCTACAAGTCTTGCTCTTGTAGTTTGTTCTTGTTCTCCAAATTGGTCTACATATGGAATAAATTTTGCAGGTGTATCAGTCATCCATAAGTCCATAACTGTATTATATCCTGCCTGACTAATAGATAGTTTATGTTTAGCAAGTAAATCTCTAAAATTTTTAACATTATAAACTATCTTTACTTTTTTCTTATCACTTGCCCATTGTTTAAATTTTTCTAAATGTTCTTTTGGATAATTAGGACCAACAGAAAAAGTCCAATCTGTTCCATCATATAATTCCATTGCCTTATCAAAAACTTCTTCTGCAACTCTACCACCTCCAGCAGATACAACTGTACCATTTCTTTTCTGTGGTTCTGGTTTATATGTGTCAGTTACATAACCTGTATAGTAAACAGGTGGATCAATTAAATTTAAATGTTCAAAACTTTCATCTAACTCAATAAAATTTTTATCTCCGTGTACAAGTATAACGTCAATATATTCATTTGCCCACTCAACAGTTCTAGCAGGAAATCTTGTTGGCTTTTTACCTCCTTTAAATGGATAACAAATATCTCTAATAGATGATACAATTTTTACATTATTATTTACAGACTTTAATAAAAATTCCATACCAGAATCAAACCATTCATATCTCATAAAAGGAAATCCATCCAATAATATAACATCTGGTTTATAATCATTTATTATTTCTAATTGCTTAGTAAATATTGTTCTTCTTTCATCATCTGTAAATGTACCAGTTATATATTCAAACTTACAATCATCAAGACCTTTTCTTATATTATTACATCTAACATAATGTCCATTACCTATTTGACTTTGACAAAAAATATATACTTTCATCCTAAAAACGCTTCCAGACTTGCTTTCTTTTCGTGTTCCCAACCTATTGAGTTTAATATAAATCTCATAGGGTCTAGGAAAGTTTTCTCAAATTGTACTTCATAATCAATATACTCTTGTAGATTAAACTCTTTTGGTAGTTTAGTTATATAACTAATCACATCAAACTTAAATGGATTTGCTTGTAGTAATTTAATAAACTTAATCTTATCTCCTTCTTGTATATAAGGATACTTATTCTGCAATCCAAATTCTTTTATTTGATGATTATAAATCAAAGAACCTTTAACGTGTATTGGTGTACCTTTGATAAACACATCTTTACTACTAGCATATTTTCTCATATTATTACAAGACCTTGGAAATGATATCTGCTCAGCAGACATACTCATAAATTCTTTTTTGAAACCTGCAATGAAAGTATGTAAATCAGATTGTTCTTTTGACATAATTATTTTAATTGCTTCTTTAATCTTACCTCGGCATACTTGTGGAGTTGAAGATTTAATTGCCTCTATACCCATAATCTTTAATTTAGGTTCAGACAATCTCACATCTTCCTCATCTAATACGTTTAACATATATCTTTTTTTCGCAACCCATATACCTTTGTTCGCAATAACTTCACGTGCCATAACCATTGCGTTCTTAAATGCGTTAGTATAATCTGCAATGTCTTCAAATTGTTTTGCAATAAAAGGTTCTAATTTGTTATCACATACCTTAGCAAGAAAATCACATACTTGTTGGTCTGTTTTATCTTTACAAGTCTTCTCTACAAGTTTATCAAACGATACATAAATTGAATCTGTATCAGACGCTAGTACATAATCTATTTCATTATGTGTTTGTAATATTTGATTTAGATATTCATTTACTTTTTGTTCTACAAATCTAATAATGAATTGTCCTGCTGTAGTTACAGCACTTGCTTGTGCTATATCATAATATCTAAAGTACTGATTACCTATTGCACCATAACAACTGTTTAATGCAATCTTTCTTGCCCATTGTACATTATGACATCTAGCAATTTCTTTTTTTAATTCGTTTGTTGGATTCTTTTGATATTCTCTTTGTGCTTTTAACTCACGTTTCTTATATATCACACGGTCTTTATAAATCTTTTCAATCATTTCAGGTAAGAACCCTTGACTATCTCTTTTAAACATTGCACCGTTAGGTGTTATACAAGCACCTTCTGTTTTTAAATAATCTAGGGGTGTCTTCTTACTCAACATTTTATTCACAGAAACACCAGATGGTTTAACACCTAATATTTTTTCGGGAGAAATATTATATTGTACAATAATATGTGGATAAAGAGAGTTGATATCAAAAGACACCACCCATTTTTGCATACCTAATCTAGGTTCTTTCACATACGCACCTTCATACTTGGTGTCCTTTATGTGGTCCTCTCTAGGAGGTACACAAATCTTTTTTGTCATCAAGTGGTTTGCGATTAATGTATCCCAAACTCTCACCTGTGAGAAAATATCGTTATAGTTTACTTTAGTTTCATACGCAAAGGTTAAAGATAAATCAATTAACCCTAACTTGTCTTCTAAACCATCAACTATTTCTACGTCTTGAATATTATACTCTACGAATTTTTGAAAATCTTTTGTATAGAAATCTTTAAATGTTGGATATGGATTTTCTACTTTAGTTTCACCTAATTCAGTTTCACCTATAAAAGATAATCTATAACTCTCTTGTCTTACTGGTATAAACCATTTATATAAATCAAGATAATCTAACATTGCAATACCAAACAATGAATAATATGTATTAGGTCTACCTCTTATAATTATTTCTTCTTTATGTATTAAGTTCCAAGGCGACATTCTACTTGCAACTTTAGCACCTGCAACTAATTGAATTCTATTCATCAAGTATGGTAGGTCAAAGAATTTAGTATTCCAACCTGTAATAACATCTGGATAGTTCTTCAACCAGAATTTCATAAACTCCATTATTAAATGTCTTTCATCTGTACATTTAATATAAGTTACGTCTGTACGTAAAGTTTTAAACTCACCAACACCCCACGTTATAATTTGTTTGTTTGATTGATTTTTAACTGTAATACATAATAGTTCTTCAACTGGAGTATTTACTTCTGGAAATCCATTTTCACAGGTACATTCTATATCTAATGTAAATATTTTAATTAATTCTTTTGACCACTTAACTTGTTTTGTATACTTTTCATTGATGTATTGATAATGAAATCTATCAAGTCCATAGACTGGTGCATTTTTAGTAGCGACATCACGTTTAAATCTACGAGCAGCGTCAATAGATGAAAAAGTAATAGGTCTTAAATTATGTCCTTGTAATGATTTAAATTCTTCTTGATGTTGTGATACTGAATATAATGTTGGAGAAAAATTAATCCTCTCTTTAAACTCTTTGCTATCTCTTACACCTCTAACAAGTAGTTTGCCTTTATGTTCTATTACATTTTTATAAAAGTTCATCTGGTCTCAAATGGAGAATTAAACCGTCAAGGTCTTTAGTAAGTTTTATTTGACAACTTAATCTACTAACACCTGGTTTATATCCTCTTTCATATTCTAATTGTTCTTCTTCTATTGATAAGTCTTCTGGTTTTGGTACTTTGTCTATCCACTTCTCATCAACATATACGTGGCACGTACAACACATACAATTACCACCACAATCGGCAGGAATTTCTGGTATTGGTACGTGTGATTCAAATTTCGCTGCCTCCATTGCACTCAAACCTTCTTTAGTCTGAACACGAATCTTGGATCCGTCCCTTACAAAATATACATCTATCACTTATCTAATGTAGGCAAACCTGTTTCAGTTATTAACTGTTTTTTAGGTGTTACAATAGATGAAGTACTACTGACATAGTTTTGTTTAATATGTTCTTTTGGTTTTGTTATAGATACAACTTTATCTGCGTTGACTTCAACAATATCTCCATCTGAATATGGAGCATAAGGCGTCATCATCAACTGTATAGGTTGTCCCTTTGCTGATTGTGTTGGTATGATAACGTACCCTTTATGTATTGTGATAACTTTTGAACCTACTGTAATTTTTCCGATAACATCTTCTCCAGTTATCAATCTACAGATTAAGATTTCAGTTTCGCTAAGTGCCATTATATTTCTCCTTGATTATAATATATCATAGAATTAAAAATTAGTCAATGCTAGTTCTAGGTACAAATGGTGTATACCCTCGTTCTTCTGCTTTTTGGTCGTCTTCTCCTACAATGGCATTAACTTCTGGAACATAATGCTTAAGCATATCTTCCACACCTTGATGTAATGTTTGTTTAGACATTGCACATCCTGAACAACTACCTGCTAGTTCTAATTTTGCAACACCTAAATCCATATCAAAGTCTAAATAATTTATAAACCCACCGTGCTGAGCCACAGCAGGAGCAACTTTATCTTCCAAGATAAATTTAATGTCCTTTGCTATCTCTTCTTTACTTCTGGTTATTTCAACCATTGTAGTCCCTTCTTTATTGTCTTTGTAAATTTACTGCTGAATTACCTTTTTGTGTTTCAGTAATTTCAAAAGTTAGTTCATCGCCTTCATTAAGTTCCAGGTTTGCTGCTTTAGCCGCTGAGGAATGTACAAAAACATCCTTCTCATTGTCTTCTCTAGCAATAAAACCATAACCTTTTGTTGGGTTAAACCATTTTACTTTTCCGTTTATACTCATCTTATTTTTTATCTTCTCCTTTCTTGTCATCTAAACTATACTTTGTAGTTATTATATATTTACGATTCGGATTAACCATTACGTTAAAACGATTCATTGTTTCTCTATCAAATAATATTTTAGATTTTTCATCCCTATCATCTAGGGTAAATTCTACTTCTTTATAATATCCACCTGCAAATTCTACATCAAGTTTAATTACTATTCTTTCTTCTTTATAATCTCTTAATCCGCCTACTTCAATTGTTTGCTTACGCACTATATCGTTTGTAAGTGTCTTGCCTTCTAATGACCAAGTAACTTTACCACCACCTTTTTTTATTTTATCAGCGTGTATAACAGACGTACCAGAGTTACCTGTATCAAATTTACCTACTATACGTCCAAATGGATGTATATGGACAACTTCTTTATATCCACACTCGGTAGGTACTTTCTTCCAGTTATCTCTATCTTCAAAATATTGTACTATTTCTTTACTTAAATTTCTATGTGTTGCCTCTTCTATACCTTCTGTACCTGGTGAAGAGTTAACTTCAATAACAAATGGTTCTTCGTTTACTCTATCTGCTGACGGTATAAAATCTACTGCAACCCATTGACCATCTACTGCCTTAGCAGCTTTTAAACTTTCTTCTGTTTCTAATTTTGTTAATTTTAATTCTTCTACTTCTGCACCTCTTGATACATTACTTCTAAAATCTCCTGGCACTACGTGTCTTTTCATAGCAGCAAATACTTCACCTTGTAATACTAAAACTCTAGCATCCCATTTAGTTTTTATATATTGCTGTAATAATATATCAGAATCCTCATCTTGTTTATTAAGTAATTGTACTATTGAATCTAATGATTTTTCTGATTCAATAAACAAGACACCAACTCCTTTTGAACCTCTTAATGTCTTTAAGATAACAGGAAACTTTTCTTCTAAACTATCAAAAGATTCCATTGAATTTTCTGGATCAGTTACCAATACTGATTTAGGTTGTCTAATACCATAGTCTGCTAATCTTAATGAAGTTCTATATTTGTCGGCACACATACTAACACATTCTCTACTATTAACTACACACACTTGGTGTTTTTCTAATCTTGATACCAAGTCCATCCAACTATCTCTACGTACTACTGAACCTCTTACAATAGCAACTGTATCTTTTGCTGATACTCTAAATCCTTTTTTGTCATCTTGATTATGGAAATACATTTCTCCATCATCTTCAACAGTTACATACCCACCAGTATTTCTATAGATGTATGACTTATGACCAAGCTTATCTGCTTGTTTCATTAAGTTCTTTGCTGTATGGAAATTTAAATCATCTTCAGGTTCATCTGATATAATGATTAATCTATATGATCCAGAAGTTTTTGCTTCTGTTATGTAATCTTTGAATTTTGGTATCTGCATTTATTCATCACTCATTGGACTCGTAGTTGGTGTTGTTTTAAATTCTTTTTTCTTGTCGTCCACTTTCTTCCCAATGTTGTACTTAGCAGATAACGTCCACTCTTTCTTTTCTTTAAATGGTAATACTTTTATCTGACTCAATGGTGCTTTATCTTCTGTTATATCCTTTTTAACTATATCAATTAAGTTCCAATCTTGTAATAATAAAGATATGGTATTTCTTCTTTGAATATCGTTTTGAGTTAATGTAGATTTTTTACCATCTAATGCAAATAATTCCTTGAAATGGACTATATAATATTTGCCTTGCTTGTGTAATATATGACAAGATTGATATAATGTTTTATCTTTACGACTCGCCACACCTATTCTTGTTAACGTTTCCCTGACTTTTAAAAAATCATCAGGTTGTTTAATGGTCACCTCAAGCATATCGCCTTGTGACCAACTAATAATATCCTCACTCATTTAAACTTTCTCCCACCTTGTATAAGGTTTAATTTAAGTCTTTCAATTTGGTCATCTGTAAGTATGTTGAGTACTTCCTTTGCTTTTGTATTGCTATATCCATAATACCTTTTTACAATGTCTAGGTTCTTCAACTTGGTTTTTGATAACCACCTACCTCCAAATCGCCTTTTCTTTCGTATACTATTTATTAAATAGTGAAATTGCATACGTTTAGATAGAAAGTGTAGTCCGTTCATTTCATTACTATGCATTATGGTATCATAGAACATAGATAGACAACGGTTAATTACAAATGGTGGATACTTCTTTGCCCAAGTTGGGTCTGGTGTGTCTAATAAATTCTCTTTTGATTCATTAATTGCTTTAAGATAATCTTTTAATTCATACATTATTTAAACCAATGCATATACGCTAGATATGGTACTAATATTGGATAGACCACGTGTTCAACAATTTCATATAAAACAAGTATGGTTAATGCTATTGCCCACCACTTACTTGTTTTTGCTTTATTAGAAACATAACCAAACACTTTACTATGCCATCTACCTATCTTCTGTACTATTGCGTTCATTTTTCTCCTTATTTAAATTTACAATTCGCCATTACTTCTGTTAAACAAGCAACCATATTAATCTCTTGGTCTGCTACAAAAGCTGCCTTGTATTGATACCCAGCAATAACTAAAACTGCCTGTGGTATAGATTGTGGTTGTAAATGTTTGTATAGTATTTCATATACGTTTGAAAATAATGATGATGGTTCTTTATCTAGGTTATTAATAACCCACTTTCTCATATCATTAAATCTTTTTTCTTTTAAAATCGCTATAAGTTGTTTAGTATCTGCTTCAGTTAAACTGAATAATATACCACTATCAATTTTACCTCTTACTGAATATCGTTGAAGTTCATTAATAGTTCTTCTGAAATCTGGAAAGTATTTTTGTATTAATTCTGCAAGGACTTTTTTATCAAACTCTATCACTTCTTCTGTTAAGATATTACATAACCTATTCATAAGTTGTGTCGCTAGCTTAACTTTATTACCATTAGCAATCGCAAAATCAATAACAGTACATCTACTATGCAATGCTTTTAATATCTTATTCTTATAATTACAAGTAAAGATAAATCTACAATTCTTATAAAATGTTTCTATGAAATTTCTTAATGCAGGTTGAACGGACTCTGGATTCATATAGTCCGCCTCATCAAGTATAACAACTTTATGACTTGCTGTTTCAGTTAAAGATACAGTTGACGCAAAGTTTTTAATCTTATGTCTTAACGTATCTATTTGTCTACCTTCGTCTGATCCATTAATGATAATGTAATCAACACCTAACTCTTCACATAAAGCACGTGCTACAGTAGTCTTACCTGTACCTGCTGTACCTGATAGTAGTAGGTTGGGGAGTTCTTTTTGATTTACAAACTGCTTAAAAGTTTCTTTTAATTCAATTGTTAAAATGCAATCATCAATTTTTTTAGGTCTGTATTTTTCAACCCATAAATTTTCTGCCATAATATATTCACTTTCTCTTTCATTATATAATTAATCCTATCAATATTCCTATTACAATACCTTCCAACCAAAATGCCCACCTATGTGAACCTCTTGCTGTATGTTTTTTAATAAAAGTAATTGTCCAATGTTTCATTTCTCAATATCTGTTCTAACTATATGTTTTCTTATTTCTTTTACAAAAAACTCTATCTTGTCTATATAACCAATC